CTAAAAAAAGTCGATAATCCTATTTCGTGGTAGAGTAGTACAACGACAATGTTGAAATGGCTCTCAGACACGGAAACAAGACTTATCTTCAAATTCTGCTCGATCCAAACAGAGCACAGCTAGTAATGGATCAGGCACAAGCGGAGAATATAAGGGCTACTGCCTGGGTACGGAATCTGATCTACAAAGAATTAGAAAAGCAATTACCTAGCTCTGTCTATAAAGAAGCCGTTGCACAAGATGAAGCTTCATGGAGAAAATCTATTCGCAAAAGAATAGAAGGCCGATTACCAAACACTTTATCCCCAGAACAAGGTAACAATGACAACAACAGCATCAACGACCCCTAAATTCAAGGTCAAGGACCAAGTAAATAAAAAGATAAATTCAGGCGTTTATCTATATGTAGGGGCTACGGCTGGAACGATTACAGAAGTTAAAACTAAGTACAACGTAAGAGGTCGAATTTGTTATTACTACGGCGTTAAATGGCCTGATGGTAGAAGGTCAGAACACGCACAGCACATACTAGTTCCAGCACCATAAATGATTAACAAAATTCAAGCTGCGTGTCCTAAGTGCGCTGAAGCTAGGACTAGAGTTGTATGCACTAAACGTTCCAGTGATGGGGTAACTATCAGGCGAAGAAGGTGTATTAAATGTGATCATCGTTGGTACTCCGTTCAGTACCCCGAAGTCGCTATTAAAGACAACGAGGTTAAGTGGGTTAAAACAGGCTCCACAGCAAAATTTGTACCATCTACATAGACACATGGAATTTAAAAAGAACAAAGGAACCAAAAAACAAGAAAAAACTTATGGGCCTATGGGTCTAAGTGAGGTAAGGCTGCGAGCTTTAATGAATGAAGATGAAGAAACCTACAAGTTCGTTAGAGAAGTATGTGGACCCTTAGTATGTTTTTATGAGTTTCTTAAGAGTAAGGGTTATACAGATGATGAGTGTTACTCAACTGCAAAAAGACTTTGTATGATTAATCTTGGTAGATATATGGAAGAAGATACAGATTATGAAGAATACATAGTTGAGACACACTACGACTAAAGATCAAGAACTTTTCTTAGCCAATTTTTAAATGTAGGTTGTTTTACAGGATTTTCTAAACAGGCAATTTTAGCTTTACATCTTGCTATTTCTTTTAAACAATTACCAATAAACTGTGCTTGATGAAAGTAACTTCTTTCTACTGCTTCACAGTGTTTTACTAACTGTTCTTTAGTGGCTCCTTCTGTAAACCATAAAATTTTCTTTTCTAACTCTAGTTCTTGTTCTACTGTTGGAGGTTCCATTAGTTGATCTAACAGAAGAAATTGTTCATCTAAGTTCTCCATCTAATTCTTTCCTTTTAGCATCTAACCCAGTGTATAGGCCGTGCATAGGATTGTCAGGTAGGTGACGACCATCAAGAATGTATAAACGCTCCATATCCAGTACTCTCTGACGATCTTCTTCTAACCAATCTCTTTTATAAAAGCTCATTGCAATGTAGTAGTTGAATTAGGATATAACCTTGCTTGTAAAAAGTTTACAGCTTGGTCATCAAGTGTATTTGTAGTCTGTTTTGAGGCTGCTTTCAACAGATCAAGTAACAGTTTTTTACCTGCTTCACTACGCAGAAAAGCATAAAGAAGAGGTAGAAAAGGCTTAGCTAGTTTTCTCATAAATAAACTCACTCTTCACAATCTTATATAAAACCGCTACATTTGGCTTGGATCCCCATCCAGCAAAGCCTCCTTCTCTTCATAAGGGGGCTTTGTGTTTTAAGCCGATACTTAACCTAACAGGATTATGGAGCCAAAAACAATTGCATGTTTTTGCTCACACTGTCTTGAAATAAGAAGGCAACAAACTAGGGCTAATCAGCTTTTTTCTTGTGATAAACCTCAACTTCTGATTCACAATTCGGACAAGTTAAAAAGCTGACCATATCAAACTCATCTGATTCATGCGTTGAGTCACTACCCCATATCAATTCAGTTTTACAATGCCAACAATTCATTTCTTACGCTCCCAATGTTTAATCAATAAGTTCAATTCTTTAACTCTAGCTTTTGCTCTTGCTATCTGTTCCTCCATCCGTTTGGGTTTCTCTTAGTTACTTCCAATCTAGCAACGTCCTTCTCTACAGCATTTAAACGATGGAATATTTCACGAAAGTTACCTTGATTACGATTGGAACGGTTTGAAATAACCATTAACGCTCCAGAAATAGCTGCCCCGATCAAGGCTGCAAGTAGTTCTTGAGGCATTTTTAACCTTTTATGTGTAATCTTAGACTACTGTTTCTAATTTTTTATGACAGAAAAACAAACTCCTGAAGCCAAGCCCAACAAGAAAGGGCCGATTGGTAAACTAAAAGACATCGCTGAAGATAAAGAAGAACAACTGCAGATCATAGGTGTAGCAGTGCGTTTGGGCGTTGTGATTTGGTCTGGATTTATCGTAACTTTAAATTATATAACTATTCCAGGCTACAGTTCTGATCCCAAAGATATAACTTTTCCTGCAAGTTTGCTGACGGGAGCTTTAGCAAGTTTTGGGCTGGAGGGTGCGAAAAAACGTGGTGATGGAACGTATAAGTCAGAAGATGAGAAACCTATGAATAAAAAAGAGATACAGGCAATGCTAAGTGAGCAGTCTAGTTCGTTCCAAACAATAAGAATCGAAACTCCTATTAAACTGGTTCCACAAGAACCTAAGATTGACCCCATCACAGGGAAAACAGTCAATCCTCAATCGGGCAAGCTCACATGAAGAAATTTCTAATCTTGCTTTTACTAGCGAGTCCAGTGCAAGCAGATATGCGGCACTCAATCACTACATCAGCAAAGATTCAAGTTGACGCTGCTTACAGCTCGGCTGAAAGAATTGGAACGACTTACAGCATTACAGGTAATAATGTAACTCCAAGTACAACCGTTGGAGGCACTACTACTTCTGGGGCTATCGGAGGATTGACTGCTGATTCAGTGACCTCAGGGGTTCCAGCAATTGTAGACACGGACTTCACGATAACCACAGCAGGCTCAGCCGTAAGTCTGACCGAAAGTCTGGTAGTTGGAGATGCAGTTCAAAGCGCAACTACGGTAACTGGAGGTGTGGTTCCTGCCTTGCCTTCACTGGGAGTGGTCGTAACAGGATCAGGAGGTGTCTCAGGTGGAACGATAACTTCTCTTAGCTCAGGTGTTCATACTTGCGCTGGCACGATGGGAGCTGGATCTAGCTGCACAGCTCAAACCATAGTTGAGTCAGTTGTAGATTAGTTTTGAAGCGTTATTTACTGCTATTTTTATTATTAAATGGGTGGCAAAAACCAGTCGTAGCAGTGCCAGTTGTGCCAAATTTTTCTAGCGGATCCATGTCAGCCGTCACACGTACCACTCAAAATATTACAGAAAATATTGTATCAACAGATTATAATTCTGGTCATTCTCTATCTATAACAGGGACGAATATAGAAATAGATGGATCAACACTGTTACCTGACCCTACAACTATTAACCAAACTGTAAATGGAACGACTTACCAATGGACTGGAGCCGATCTAACAACAATGCCCAATGTCTCAATCAAAAATGCAGGGGAAGCGTTTCAAATGAATCAAGTTTATCAAGGGCCGGGTCTATCAAATATAACAAACATAACTCGAACTACTCAAGTAGAAAGCGTAACAGAAACTACCTCTACATTTTCTCAATAATAGTTGCACTTAATCCTTTAAAAGTATTAGCAAATACCTCTCAAACTGCTGCTCCTGTAGCCAATTCCAGTGGTTCAGTGACCAACATGGCTATACAATCTTTGCAAGGTAATATGATACAAAATCAGTACGGTAATGGAATAGTTTGTCAAGGCCCAATGTTAACAGCATCACCATTCTTAACTGATAGTTTCCAGCAACAGTTACCACATGAATACTGGTATAAAGCACCTGTATATGATGATGATGGAAATATTACTTATTACCAAGACGTAAGAACAGGTCAGAAAGATTCTGCGAGTTTAAATTGGGGTTTTTCAATTACATTTAGTTTACCGTTAGATAATTCATTACAAAAGCGTTGTAAGGCTATGGCCGATAAATGGCTCGAATTAAAAAATCAAGATCTAATGGATAAACAACTATCGTGGCACATAGCTCGTCTTAAAGAATGTTCTGCTCTAAAAATTGCTGGAATTGAATTTGCTAAAAACTCTGTTTTTTATTCCCTTTGTGAAGACGTTGTTATCAAGCCAAAGATGGGACAAGTCTTACCTCACCGACACGATATTCCACCAATTACTTCTTCATCTTCTTCAAAGCCCGAATAGAAGCCGTAATTTCTCGCTGTTTAATTTGTCGCTCACGTACTGAA